AGGTTGTGATTTAGAACATTGGAGAGAAGAATTTACGGGCAATATTTGTGCTCAAGTTTTCTTACATTATAACCATGTAAATGGACAGTTTGCAGATTCCAATTTATATGATAAGAGACCTCTATTAGGATTACCACCATTCACTAAAATAGTGTAAATCAACAAATCTGGTGGTATAAGGATATCTTATGCCATTACAAAAAATACAGTTTAAGCCTGGATTCAATAAACAACAGACTGCAACCGGAGCCGAAGGGCAATGGATTGATGGTGATAATGTTAGATTTAGGTATGGAGAACCACAAAAGATAGGTGGTTGGCAAGAATTAGTTAATAAAACCCTCGCGGGCGTCGCGCGCGACCAGCTTACTTGGACTGCTTTAGATGGTAAAAGATATGCAGCTATTGGTACTTCTAAACTATTAGTTATTTATTATCAGGGTTCTTTTTTTGATATTACACCCCTTGGCACGGCTTTAACTTCGTGTACCTATACCTCTGTAACAAGTTCAACAACAGTCACTATTAATAAAGCAGGACATGGTTTAGAGGTGGGTGATTATATTATATTTACAGCTGTTACAACTCCAGGACCTACTACAACAAGTTATATAACAGCAGATTTTACAACTAATACTTTTGAAGTTAAAACGGTTCCTACATCAGGAACTTTCACAGTTACTATGGCAACTGCTGAAACAGGAACGGGCGTTACAGCAGGAGGCACTATTACTACAACTCCTTATATTATTATCGGACCTAATTTTCAAACTCCTGCCTATGGTTATGGTACAGGATATTGGGGTGGAACTATTCCAACTTCGGTTACAACACAATTAGATGGATCACTTAACAATTCAAGTCCAACAGTTACTGTAGATGCAACTGCTGCATTTCCAACATCTGGTCGAATAGATATTGATACAGAATTAATTACTTATTCAGGTAAAACTGCAACTACTTTTACAGGTTGTGTAAGAGGCGCTAATGGATCTACAGCTGTATCACATTTAGATAATGCAGTGGTAACTAATGCAACATTTTGGGTTGATTGGGGTGAAGAATCAAATACTGCAGGTGTAACACTTGCACCCGGATCCTGGTCACTCGATAACTTTGGACAGATTCTAGTTGCAACAATTAAGAACGGAGCAACATTTACTTGGGATCCATCTGCTGCAGGAGCCACATCAACTCCAGTAAGAGCAACTGTTGTATCTGGTGCACCAACGGCTTCTGTTATGAGCATTGTATCTGATAGAGATAGACATTTATTTTTAATTGGAACAGAGACAACCATTGGATCACCTTCTACACAAGATCCAATGTTTATAAGATTTTCAAATCAAGAAGACATTAACACTTATGCACCAACAGTAACTAACACTGCAGGAACTTTTAGACTAGATACGGGTAATGAAATTATAGGGGCTATACAAGGTAAAGATTATATCTTTGTACTTACTGATGTAGCAGCTTATGTTATTCAATTTGTTGGTCCTCCATTTACATTCTCTGTAAGACAAGTTGGAACAAATTGTGGATGCATTGGTCAACATGCTATGGTATTTGCACAAGGCGCTGTGTTTTGGATTGGCTTTGGAGGTGGTTTTTTTGTCTATGATGGAACGGTTAAACAGTTGCCATCGTTAGTTGAAGACTTTGTATTTACAGATTCTGGAGATAATTTAGGTTTTAATTTTGATGCAAGTCAAATAACTTATGGCTATCACAACTCATTATACAATGAAGTAGGTTGGAATTATGCAAAAGCAGGATCAACACAGGTTGATAGAAACGTAGTTTATAATTATCTTGAAAACACTTGGACGACAGGATCATTAGCAAGAACAACTTACGCAGATGCATCTACTTTTGATTTACCTTATGCAACAGAATTTTATTCAACTAACACTCCAACGTTTCCAACTATTAATGGTGTAAGTGCTTTAGTTGGAGCAACTAAATACTGGCAACATGAAGTAGGTGTTAATGAAGTATCTGCAACGGGTGTTAAAACATTAATTGCAGCTTTTATAGAATCAGGAGATTATGATATTTCAGAACAAGGTATAGGTGGAGACGGTCAATTAATTATGCGTGTTAGAAGATTTATTCCAGACTTTAAAGATTTATCAGGTAATGCAAAAATTACATTATTCTTTAGAGATTACCCAGCCAATGCAAATTCAACACCTTCTACTACGCCTCCATTAATTACGGGGCCATTTACAATTACCTCATCTACTGATAAAGTAGACACCAGAGTTAGAGGAAGACAGGTGAGTTTAAAAATAGAGAATGATGCTCTTGATGAAACTTGGAGATACGGAACTTTAAGATTAGACATTGAAGCAGGAGGAAGAAGATAATGGCAAAGATAACAGCATACATACCAGAACCTACACCTGAGTATGATGTAAATAATCAAAGACAAATTTTAGAGTCAATTTCTACATTAAAAAATCAATTAAATTTTTCTTTTCAAAAAGAGATAAAAGATGAAATAGAAACATTTAGTTGGTTCTTAATTGGTACTGGAACAAGAATTTCTACTAAAGGAAATACTATTCCAGTGATTACTGGACAACAATTAACTGTTGCATTGAATGCTGTAACAATCATTTTATAACATGGCTATCTCTTATAAAATACAAGGATATGATTTAACTACAAGTAGTTTAACAACAGTGTTAACGATTAACACTTCTTCTGTTGCAATCGTTAAAGAGATTAGTATTGCAAATGATACAGGTACAGCTAACGAAGTTAATTTTTTTGTAAGAGATGAATCTGCAACTACCAGTTATAAATTTTATCATAATATCATACCTTCTGATTCTACCGATGGTGCTGTTAATAATACTTTAGTTTTAGAAGAAGGAGATAGTTTACAATTTCAATCGAGTGCTGCAAATGCTATCTCTGGACAAATATCATTTGCTCTGTTAACAAGGACTGGAGAAAATGGATAATATACCTAAGATAGAATGTACGACAGAAGAAATAATAAGAAGTAAAAAAACTGGAAAGACATATAAAACAATGGAAGATTTTCTAAAAGAAAACGTTATGGAAGATCTACAAAAAGATTTATTTGTTAAGATAAGTCCAGAAGGTTTGAATTTAATGCAGAGAATAATGAATAAAAAATGAATCCAAGAGGCGGAACGGAACTTCAAATGGAGTTTCTAGAAAGATATGTAGAGAAAGAGTTATTAGATAAAATTCAAATAACAACTTCCGTACCGGAAAAAATACCCTTACATCCATCAAAAGTTAATATTCTTTGGCAACAAAATTCCTACGATCAACCTAATTTAGTGCATTGGTTTAAGGATAAAAGCAATCATGACAAGTATGATTGGTATGTATTTAACTCTCATTGGTCTTATGAAAAATATAGAATGGTGTTTGATATACCAACTCACAAATCTGTAGTTATAAAAAATGCAATTGATAAGATTGAACCTAGTAAATTAGAGTATAAGAAAGGTGATCCGATTAAATTAATTTATACTTCAACGCCGTGGCGAGGTTTAAATGTATTACTTGCGGCCATGCAATTAGTTGAGAATCCCCTTATTCAATTAGATGTTTATTCTTCAACACAAGTATATGGAGATCAATTTAAATCAGCTAATGATGATAAATATAAAGATTTATATGAACAAGCAAAAACATTAAGTAATGTAAATTACATTGGTTATAAACCTAATGAATTTATAAAAGATAATTTAAAAAATTATCATATGTTTGTTTATCCAAACACATGGGAAGAGACATCTTGTATTGCAGCAATAGAAGCTATGGCTGCCGGACTTTATTGTATTACAACAGATTATGGTGCATTGTTTGAAACGTGTGCAGAGTTTTCAGCTTATGTACCTTATGAAAAAGATTTTATAAAACTAGCTAAAACATTTGCATCAACCATTGAAGCAGCTGCAACTCAATTACACGAACCTTATGTTAAAGAACATTTAGAGTTTCAAATAAATTATACGAACAAATTCTATCTATGGGATTCAA